TATAAATATCGAGAGGATGGTATTCATGCTAAGGACATTTGTAATGCTCGTATGAAATGGCCTTATGGTGTCCGTGATTTAGATGGTGATGAGATGACAGAGATTGTCATGGACGTTAGTGTCGCTATCATGACACATTTGAAGGACAAGGATGTAGCGTTGTTCAAGACATATTTGAAATACATCCTCACTGAGAGTCCTTGGGCTTCTTGCTTCACCACTAAGCGTGTAGCAGATGCTATGCGTTATGGTGTTAAGTTCAATCTTGATATGGATGTTTCAGCTATTGTTGGTGCAGCTATTGCTATCCGTGAGGGATGGGAATACAAAGCCAAGTTACAGCCCTTTACAGCCCTGTTAAAGGATGGATATGTGGGTAATGTGGCCTACCTAGTGTCTTCATTCGTTGGACCCTCTAAAGCCAATTGGGTGATTAATGGGATGGGTAGTTCACATCAAGTGTTGTCACGGAATATTAAATGGACCGCCATTAGTAAATTCTTCAAGCGAGGGTATCTTCCTTATGGTAAAGACATTAAGAACACGGCAGAAGCAAACTATCGTATCTTTGAACGTATTGGTATAATGGGTGATGACATTAAGAAGGATTCTCTCCTTAACATCTTCAAAGGAATTGCTGGTTGTAATATTGTAGGACGTGGATGGGAAGCACAAGAAACTATCCCTGCTGATGGTGTAAAGAAACTGGCTGAGTGGTTGACACTCGAATTGAAAGGGTAATATGAAAACAGTACATATTGTTGGTGGTGGTGGTGCTTATGAACAGATGTTCAAGAAGCTAGGGTTTGTCTCGGTAGAGTATGAGACAGCTGATTTGGTGTGTTTCACAGGTGGTGAGGATGTAACTCCGTCCTTCTATGGTGATGCTAAACATCCTTGGACAGGAAATAATCCAGCACGTGATGAACAAGAAGCTATCATATTCAATCGTTGCATCCTCCGAGGTACACCAATGGTTGGTATTTGTCGGGGTGGACAGTTTCTAAATGTAATGTCTGGTGGGCGTATGTATCAACACGTTGATGCTCACACTCGTAGCCACATGATTACAGACTCTAGGACAGGCCGTGAGGTGTTTGTGTCATCCACCCATCACCAAATGTTTATGCCCTCCTCTGAGGCCCTCCTAGTGGCTTACAGCACCCTTGGCGGTGGACGTGAATGGTATGATGGATACGGAGGGCTTGTTCAACGGGATGTTTCTAACACTGACTATGAAGTGTTGTTCTATGCCAATACAAAAGCATTGTGCTTCCAATCCCACCCAGAATTCTGTGGTGATGACTACGATGATATGCTGGACTACTTTGAGTCGTTGATTAACGAGTTTCTTATCAAGGAGGCTGTATGCCAGTAAGTGTTCAACTTTCTTTCGGGATTATTATAGGACTTCTCGCATCTTCTCTTGCTTGGTTTCCTGTTGAGGGGTTAGTTTTTATAGCCCTCATCAGTGGTATTGCTGCGTTCGTGCGGCTCTCCTTCTATATCATAACGCATCGCTAAGGAGAATTAAAATTTGTGGACTTGTAGGTGTGGCTGGTAAATTAGGTAAGACAGAGGAGAACACCCTCCAAACTCTTCTTATCTTAGATGCGCTTCGTGGTACAGATAGTACCGGAGTTGCTGTTATTGACAATCAAGATACGGTAAAAGTTGCTAAAGCTCTTGGTAATCCGTATGAGCTGTTAGGTAGCAAGGCATTTGATAAGGCTTTGCTGGGGGCAAATCGTGCTATCATCGGACACAATCGCTACGGAACACAAGGAAAAATCAATAAACAGAACGCTCATCCATTCGAGTTTGACAGTTTGGTAGGTGCTCACAACGGGACATTGACATCAAAGCATCGGCTAGACAGCTCTACAGACTTTGATGTGGACAGTGAAAATCTGTACCATCACATCCATATGCATGGTTTGCACTCAGCTATGGAGCATTTGAGTGGTGCTTGGAGCTTGGTTTGGTGGAATAAGGACGATATTTCTCTGAATTTCTTACGAAATAAAGAGCGTCCCATGTACATCACCAGTAATGTGGCTGGGACAGCCTTATTCTGGGCCTCTGAGAAGTGGATGTTAGAGGTTGCAATGTCTCGTAACGGTATCTATCGTAAGGAGATTGAAGAAACTCAGGTGGATATGCACTATGAGTTTATCATTGGTAAGGATGGAGTGATTGATAAGCCTCATGTAACATCTATGGCAAGTCGTCGCGTCCCTTTTGTTCAGGAGGCTACCTACACGACATGGAAGAATGGGCAAGCAATTACACATTCTGTGGGTAGTACGCCCCCTTTGGTAGGAAGCTCCGTCGTAACAAACGGGGCCGTAAATAATGTAGTGACCATTGGGTCGAAGAAGGAAACAGCTCCGAGTGTCGGAAAAAAGCTATCACTCCATCCCGGAGACTCCTACGTTGGCTCGAAGCACGTCTCACTAACAGTACAAGCGCGTACAGTTGATAATTATTCAGCAGCATATTACATCTGCCAAGATGTTAATTATCCAGAACGTGTAATACGTCTGTATATTAAGCCTGAAGATATTAAGATGCAACGTGGTGATGTCTTCCGTGGAGATATTGGGGCCTTGGTTACTGAATCAACGGGGTATGAATACTATTACAAAGTCCTTCATTCATCGGTGGTTCAGGATGTGAAAGAAACTTATACAGGAAATCTATATCTTGATGGACATGGAAATGAAATCTCATTGCAAAAATTCTATGATTCATATGGACAGTGTGCATCATGTACAGGATGGGTTGACCCTGATCGACCACACAAATTCACCTTCGATGGTGAACAAGCTGTCTGCGACCTTTGCTGTGAAGACCCACAGCTAGGTTATTATGTTCGTCTACGTTAAATAGTTGAGGTTGATATGCAAATTTTAGTTGGCTGTGATCCAGAAGTGTTTGTTCGTAAGGGTGGTACATTCTTGTCTGCCTTTGGTTTAATCAAGGGTGATAAGAAAAACCCTCAGAAGGTAGCTCGTGGTGCTGTACAAGTAGACGGTATGGCCTTGGAGTTTAACATTGATCCTGCCCATAGTGAGGATGAATTCTGTTTGAATGTACAGGATGTGTTTGCTACTATGTGCCGTATGGTGCCAGAGTATGAAGTTGTAGCTACCCCTGTAGCTCACTTTGACCCTCTGTATATGAAATCACAGCCAAAGGAAGCATTGGAGTTGGGGTGTGACCCTGACTATAATGCTTGGACTAAGCTTGCCAATATCAAACCCAATGCTAATCGTCCTATGCGTACTGCCAGTGGACACATTCACATTGGCTGGACAGACGATGAACACATTGATGATCTCAATCATCGTAATCGTTGTGATATGGTGACACAGCAGCTAGACTTCTATCTGGGGCTGGGTAGCTTGGCATATGACACTGACACTGAACGTCGTGAGATGTATGGGAAAGCTGGATGCTGTCGCTACAAACCCTATGGAGTGGAATATCGTACACTCTCCAATGCTTGGCTACGCAGTGAAAACCTTATGCGCTGGGCCTATCGTAACACTGTTGCAGGTGTTAAGCAGGTGATGGAGGGAAACCTCCTTGTAGAGAAGTATGGAGACATTCAAGACATTATTAATTCCTCACGTGTTGAGGAAGGACTGAAGATTTGTCAACAAGAAGGAATTGAGGTTTGCTATGGATGATGTTCTGTCACACAAGGATGCTTCTCAGCTCTATGAGGGTGCCCTATTCCACTATCGTAAGGACATAGTGAGAATTCGAGAATATGCAATGGGGACTGTGACGCTGTATAATCTTCGTACAAAGAAGACTTCGGCTATCATGTTCAACCGAAAGGAATTCACCCCGGTAACTGAACGTATTGGGATGGTTAATATCAGCCAGACGGTTGTGGTTATTGTACGTAATACGTTGCGACAATATCAGATTAGCATTAGTCCTAACAATGTTAACATCTCCTACCCTCCTGTTAAACGTCCATTAGGAGCCACTCGACAACTAACAGCTTTGAAATCACTAGAGGCACCTGAGCTACTTGCTGCCATTAACAATGACTATCCATCAATTGATGAAGCATATGCTAAAGCTATTGAATGGAAGGGAGCTTGTGCTTTTGATAAGCAATTTGCTATTACTGACTTAGGCAGTATCATCTACAAAGATGCTAAGGTTGGCATGTTTGTCAACTCTCGTATTGAATTCAATCAACCCAGTTCCTACTTGGAATCTCTACTAAATAATTCTCATGAAAAAACTTCACGAACATATCAGGCGCGACCTATCTAATGGTGATGTAGGAATTGAAGTTGAGGCTGAAGGCATGGGCCTTGAGCTGGTAGATTCCAATCTCTGGCGTACAGAAGATGATGGAAGCTTACGAGGGATGTATCCTTCAGAACGAGCTGAGTTTGTTTTGCGAGAGCCTGTCGATATTCGTATGGTGCCTGATGCATTGAATGTGCTGAAAGAGTTGCAACACTATGCACGATTTAATTTCTCCTTCCGTTGTAGTGTTCATGTACACATCAATGTAGGTGATTTGACATACGATGAGTTCCTTGCCTACTTGTATCTTTGCTTGTTGCTAGAAGAACCTTTGATGAATCTGTGTGGAGAAGCACGTAAGGCCAATCGTTTCTGCCTACGTATTGCTGATGCAGAGGGCTACCTTCTCTACATCAATCATATCTTTGCTCGTGGCCCCAGTACATTACAGGAGATTCGGGAAGAACACGTACGCTATTCAGCCATTAATATTGGCTCAGTTAAGAAATACGGTTCCTTAGAGTTTCGTGGTATGCATGGTACATTGGATGTTGAGCTACTCACGGCATGGACACAAACTCTCTACCGTCTGCGAGAAGTGGCACGTAAGATGGGAAGCCCTGTAGCTGTACATAATGCCTTCATCCAAGAGGATACAGGTGTGTTTACCAAGCGTTGTCTTGGACAGAATGCTCACCTCTTTGATATTGATAAATCAATCCGGGATGTAGATCGTAGCTATTCCCTATTGATTGACCTACCCCATGCTTATCAGAATTGGAAGACAGAGCAGGAATTACTAGCCCCTGTAATTCATTAAGGATCGTATGAAACTCTACCCCTACATGGCTGGCAGTGCTGGTGCCAAAGCTTTAGCTGCTGCCCTCGGTATTAAACGTCTACGTCGTACAGCCCCTGAGATTAATATAAAAGGTGCCACTGTCATCAATTGGGGGTGTAGCAACATTGGACGTGTCCTCAAGAACGCTGCTATCATCAACAAGCCTGCTGCTGTGAAGAAAGCCACAAACAAGCTAGAAGCCTTCAAAGCCATGCAGGGCACTACTAGTGTTCCCTCTTGGACTGAGAGCCGGGAAGAGGCCTTACAATGGCTTGTAGATGGATGTATAGTGGTTGTTCGACATAAACTGTCAGGACACAGCGGTGAAGGGATTGAAATTGTAGAGAAGGGCGCTGAATTACCAGATGCTCCCTTGTATACGAAATACATTCCTAAGAAGAATGAATATCGCATTCATGTTAATAATGGTGTAGCATTCTTTGTACAAAAGAAAGTACGTAATAAAGGAATTGAAGATGAAAAAATAAATTGGCAAGTGAGAAACCATGTCAACGGATTTGTATTTTCTCACGTTAATGTAGCTGCTCCTGAATGTGCTCAGCAGGAGGCTATTAAGGCTGTTGCTGCTTTAGGCTTGGATTTCGGAGCTGTCGATATTATTCAACACGCTGTAAAAGGTGGAGGTTGGTATGTGCTAGAAGTTAATACAGCTTGTGGCCTTAGTGGTAAAACCGTTGATAAGTATGTTGAACAATTTAGAGGGATGAAATGACCACCTACACAATCACACAGGATCAGCTAGACACGCTTATGCGTAAGAACGATCTTGGCTACTGGCAAGTCGTTAAAAGCATGCTGCAATCCCTCACCCCAAACAGCGGTAGGCAGTTCTGTTACTGCGATGACGGAGTATCGCTGCAAATGGTGAGCGGTGGTGGTGCGCCAGAGGGATACCTTGGCAAAGTAACACTGCGGATTGGCGATCAGTACCGAGAGTATTCAACCCACCCCGCACCAAGCACAAAGCGCACTGGCTACCACGCATCCCACTGCTACCAAGGTGAGTACCCGGACACCTGCAAATATGGCGATGCTGACTGCACAGCCGCCCCACAAGGAGAAACCAAATGAAACTCGTAGACAACGTAACAGTGCTCAATGTAATTACGTCGCTCCCAATACCTGTAGAGCGCGTACTGTCCGAAGCCATGAAAGCAGAGCCACAGATTGCGATCGTAATCGGACAGGACAAGGATGGCGCGCTGTACTTCACATCTTCTGAGGCTGACGGAGGAACGGTCTTGTGGTGGATGGAGAAAGCAAAACGCGCATTGATGGAGATTTCTGAATGATACAACAAACTGAGCCGCTATTCACATGCGGGGGTGGCCTTCCCGGAGATCACAACGGGACTAGGCAAACTGAGCGCGATGCGCTGATTGCAGGCTTGATTGAGGTACTTAAAGGGCCAGCCATGCTCACAACGCAAGAGGCTACTGCGATAGCGGATGCCGCCGATGTAATTGAGGCGCAAGCCCTGCGGATTGCGGAGCTTGAAGATCGTGGCGCTGATTGGGAGGACGCGAAGATCACAACCCTCCGCGCTGAACTCGATGCGATCAAGGCGCAGGGGGTGAGAAATGAGTAATAGCATTGACATGGTGATTTCCCTTCTACAACGTATTGATGTAGGAGAATATCGAAAAGCAATTGGGCAAGGTAATTTTAGCAAGCTATCACAATTGCTTGACGACATCTCCTTCCTCCAATATAAAACAATCAAGCAGGTCCCTGCTCTTCTTACGAAAGAACCTTATGGCGAAATGCATCGAAAAACTACCCCATGAATGTGGGAGTGGTGATGGTTTGCAAGTGTTCCTCAAGGAAGATGGAACATATAATGGACACTGCTTTGCCTGCGGCGTACACGTCCCAAACCCATACCACGACAAACCAAAAGGATATAAGCCTCAAATCTTTATTAAGAGTAAGGAACAGATTGATAAAGAAATTGCTGACATTGACAACTATCGTTGCGTAGACCTTCCAGAGCGTAAGCTACGTAAAGATTCTCTCAACCATTTTGGTATTAAGATTGGTGTCTCTGAAATTGATGGAGAAACTCCTGTAACCCATTACTATCCCTACTATCGTGGGGATGAGTTGATTGGTTATAAGGTACGCTTGATTGAAAATAAGCAAATGTGGGCCATTGGTACAACCAAGCTGTCTGATTTGTTTGGTTGGAAGGAAGCTGTAGCATCTGGAGGTAAGAAGCTCTTCATCACTGAGGGAGAGTTGGATGCTGTTTCTCTGTTTCAAATCTTTAAAGATCATAACAAAGGAACTATATATGCAGATTACAACCCTGCTATTGTCTCAATCCCCAATGGTGCTGGGGGTGCAGCTAAAGACATTCTTCGTTTCCTTCCAGAGATTCGTAAGACGTTTAAAGAAATCATCCTTGTCTTTGATAATGATGCTCCTGGTAAGAAAGCAGCAGAGGATGTAATTCGTGTAATTCCTGATGCTATGGTGGCTACCTTGCCAGCTAAGGATGCTAATCAATGTCTCTTGGATGGACGTAGTAAGGCAGCTTACAATGCTTGTCAATTCAATGCACAGAAGCCTAAGAATACCCGGCTTATTTCTGGAGATGAGCTTCATGAGGCAGCAAAGGAACCCCCGAAATTTGGTGTATCGTGGCCGTGGAAGCACATCACCGATGCCACCCGTGGGATACGTCTGGGTGAGACGATTTATATTGGAGCAGGCCAGAAGCAAGGAAAAAGTGAAGTTGTCAACACGCTTGCGGCACACTTTATTCAGACACATGGGTGGAAAGTATTTCTTATTAAGCCCGAGGAGTCGAATAAGAAAACTTACAAACTTGTCGCGGGAAAGGTAGCTGGTAAGATATTCCACGACCCTAACAAGCCATTTGATATGGCTGCGTATGAGGAAGCTGGAGAGAAGCTACATGGACATCTGTTCATGCTCAACCTATACCAACACGTTGGATGGGAGAGTTTGAAAGCAGATATTCGTCAAGCTGCTGCTGAAGGTTGTCAGGCTATCATGCTTGACCCAATTACCAATTTAACTAACGGAATGGAAAGTGGAGCTGCTAATGTCAAACTTCAAGAAATTGCTCAAGAACTTGCTGCTATGGCCCTTGATCTCAATGTGGTTATTTTTATTTTTTGCCATCTTCGTAATCCTGATAATGGTCAGCCTCACGAAAGAGGCGGCGAGGTATTGTCTTCTCAGTTCGCTGGAAGTCGTGCTATGGCTCGCTCGTGCAATCTTATGCTCGGACTTGAAGGAAATCGAGATCCAAGCCTTGGACCTGAAGAACGCAATCTACGAACTCTAATCCTGTTGGAAGATCGGGAATATGGTGAGGTAGGTAGATTTAAGCTGTATTGGGACAGAGCCACCGGCCTTTTCCATGAAATTAACGATTGATTGTCGAGAAAGGCTCACTAATGAGATATATTGATGTTCCAACGATTGAAGCACACTATCGTGCAACTAAAGACAGACTGATTAAGCGTACTTCATTCCGCATTGGTGGTAATCATCATGGTGCTGAAGACATTGTACAGACAGCTTATGAACGAGCTATTCGTTACCACAAGAGTTTTGATGGAGATTTGTTTGACAAATGGTTTAGTACAATTCTAAATAATTGTCTCCGTGAATATCAAAACACAGAGCGTGGATACGTACAACCTTGTGAAGATGAAGAGGAAACTTCTGACGATCATTCCTGCCCCCACTACCCTCACCATATAATGCGTGAAGTGTTGGAGCTAATTGACACTAAGAGTGAAACTCAAATGGAGGTGCTAAACCTCTACTTCCGTCAAGAGTATTCTGCAATAGATATTAGCCGCATCACGAATGTTGCATACGGCACATCTCACCAGATTATTCAACGATTTCGTAATGAATTAAAAGAATTATACAAGGAATGATATGAAGGTAGGATTTTTTGATCTGGAAGCAAATGGTTTTCTCCAACAAGCTACTCATGTACACTGTGGGGTTGTTAAGGTTGCTAAGAGTGACGAGATTAAGAAGTTCAATCCTCAACAAGTACCAGAACTTCTCAAATACTTAGATACATTTGACGTATTGATTGCACACAACGGTATTGGGTATGACTTCCCTCTCCTCAAGAAGTTATATAACTGGACATTTAAAGGTAAGGTGGTTGACACACTAATCATGAGTCGATTACTCAAACCTAATCGAATACTTCCATACCATTGTTTAGATAGGAAGGTTGGGCCTCATAGCCTAGCTGCATGGGGGTATAGGGTTGGACGAGGTAAGCCAGATCATGACGATTGGGAGAACTACTCTCCTGATATGCTACATCGTTGTACTGAGGACGTAGAAATACTAGCCTTAGTATATGATGAACTAATGGTTGAAGCTAAGGGTGGAAACTGGAGGAATGCTTTCCTTCTATCGTTCGAGCTCTTCACTCAGTTGCAGCTACAAGAGATGTATGGATGGACAGTTGATCGTCCCCATATGGAGAAGTGTATACGTCAACTCACTAAGTGGATTGAACGTATAGATAGTGTTATTGTTCCACGTCTTCCAGATATTCTGGAGGTTGAAGAAACTAAATTAAAAGGTGAATATAATTACGTCAAAAAACCATTCCTCAAATCGGGACAGCTTTCCGAAACTAGCCGCAGCTGGTATGCTAACACTGGTGCTACTCCTGACACTGTTTCCATTGGTGGCTGCTTTAGCAGAATTTCTTTCCGCAAAGTAAGATTAGATTCAAACGATGAAACTAAAGAGTATTTGCTATCCCTCGGTTGGGAACCCCTTGAATGGAATACAGATGATGCAGGACAAAGAACAAGCCCTAAACTCTCTAAAGATGACCCTTTTGAAGGAATTGAAGGAAAACTTGGCGCTCTTGTTGCGAGACGTGTCCAATGTAAGCAACGCCGTGGAATTATTGAAGGACTACTCAAGCTTATTCGCCCAGATGGAAAGATTGCAAGCGTCGTTAATACTCTTGCGGTTACAGGGAGAGCGACGCATCGTAACATCGTCAACATCCCAAAAGCAGGAAGCTTCTATGGAAAGCAAATGCGACAAATGTTCACCTCTCGTGACGGGTATACTCTAGTAGGTACTGACTCAGCTGGTAATCAGTTACGACAGCTTGCGGGACGGATGAACAATCCCATCTACACTCAGGCTCTTATTGATGGTAAGAAGGAAGATGGTTCAGACAATCACTCACTCACCGCTAAGATTGGTGAACTGGAGTCTCGTGACTTAGCTAAGAATGTTATGTATTGTCTCCTCTTTGGGGGAGGTGATGCTAAACTCGCTAAGACAGCGAAGAAACCTATTGGTAGTGGTGGCATCCTTCGTGACAAGCTTTATCGTGGACTTGATGGCCTAGGGGATTTGGTAGAGAAATTAACAAAAGAATGGAAGAACACAGCTACTCAACGATACAATCCTAAATTTGGTAAGATGGAATATGCTAATGGCACGATTACAGGGTTAGATGGACGCCCTATTACAGTGCCTTCTGAGCATCAACTCCTTGTCTATCTTCTCCAATCAGACGAAGCTATTCAAATGAGTCGAGCATATTGTATGACGGCAGAAAGATTGGCTGCTAGGTACGTATGGGGTGTCGATTATGGAATCGTTGGTTGGATACACGATGAAATTCAGATTGAATGTCGTGAAGACATCGCTGATGATGTAGGAAGTATTTGTAGAGACGCCATTCGAGATGCAGGAGAGTTCTATAACATATCTTGCCCCCATGCTGGGGAATCAGCTACCGGAAGGAATTGGTATGAAACACATTAACTATTGGAATAACACATGACTGAAGAAACTAAACAAGAAACCCCTACAACCACTAACGTCCTCGTCAACTACTTGAATGGAGGCTTCACTGACTTCTTTGAAGCTATTGGATACCAAGTGTCACATAGTGTCATTGTAGTGTATGACAAACAAAACACCTCACACATCATCCCCCTCTCTACAATCCAAAACGTAACAATCTCTACTAAATAATCAAGGAATAATATGGCACTGAACGCAAAGAACGCTGGTAATGGTAAAAAAGATCGTATTGAACAACCTCTGATTGAACCGGGTGTCTATCCTGCTCGATTGGTACAGCTGATTGACTTAGGATTGCAAGCTCAACGTCCATATAAAGGACAAGACAAGCCTCCTGTTCAAGAGATTATGCTGACATATGAGTTGGTAGATTGTTTCATGGTGGATGAGGCTGGTGAGGAAGTAGCTGACAAGCCTCGTTGGATTAGTGAGACATTGCCTTTCTATGGCTTGTTTGCTGATAAGGCAAAGAGTACACAGCGCTATCATGCCTTCGATCCTAAGGAAGCCTTCGATGGTGATTTTGCGCAAGCTGTAGGTCTTCCAATCAATGTCACCTTGGTGAATAACATGGTTGGTGAGAAGACATACACTAACATTGCTAATGTGGCTGCTATGCGTCCTCGTGATGCTGCTGCTTGTCCTGAGTTGGCTAATGCACCTAAGACGCTTGATCTTGATGCTCCAGACATGGAAGTGTATGGCTTGTTGCCTAAGTGGATTCAAGAGAAGATTCAAGCCAATTTGAACTTCCAAGGCAGTGCTATTGAGGCAGCTATTAAAGGCAAGCCAGCAGCTCCAGCAGCTAAAGCTGAGAAGCCTAAGCGTGAAGATCCTCCAGCCCCTAAAGCTGAAGATGACGATCTGCCTTACTAATGCGTCAACCCCTTATCGATAGTGACATTCTTCTTTACGAAGTAGGATTTGCAGCTGAGACGGGGTGGCAAGGTGATGGGTATGTTCAGTTTGACTATGTAGCGGAGCTGCTAGACAATCGTATTGCAAACATCTGTGGAATTGTGGAGGCCACTGAGCCTCCCATCCTCTACCTAACAGGTAAGGGTAATTTCCGCTATGACATTGCTAAACGCACCCCTTACAAAGACCGCCCTAGTAACAAGCCTTGGCATTACAAGAACATCAAGGCATATATTAAAGGTAAATACGATCATGTCGAATCAGAAGGTATGGAAGCAGATGACCTTATGGCCCTCGAACAAACTCGAAGACCCGGAGAAACCATCATCTGCTCCCGTGATAAAGACCTCCGAGCTGTTCCCGGATGGCAGTATGGGTGGGAATTGGGAAACCAACCTCAATTTGGTCCTACTCTCGTCGATACTATCGGGAAAGTTAGTTTATCAGGAGATAGAAAGAAAATCATCGGGTATGGTGGATTGTTCTTCTACGCCCAATGTCTCACAGGAGATACAGTAGATAGTATTCCCGGACTGGGAGGTAAGACAGGGCCTGTTAAAGCCTTTAACATCCTAGATGGTACTACCACACTAGAGGAGGCATTTAAGCGTGTCCTAGAGGCTTATAGAGGCCTTCATGGGGATCGTGCAGAGGTTGAATTGCTTGAACAAGGACGCCTCCTTCATATGACTCGTCATCTACATCCAGATGGTAGTCCTGTATTATGGAGGTTTCCTAATGGCTAAGGTTGAAAAAGAAAGGCCCTATAATAATGGATTGTGGACTGCTGCTAGATATAACAGCTTTGTCAAAGGTGGACTCCGCTCAACGAGTCAGCGATGGCCTCCGAGATATTCGGTACTTGCTGCATCTCGTAGAGGTAAGCGGGTCAATCCTGCCAGTGGACGAATGGCAGAATTCCATGAATGTGCAAGTTGTAAAAATCTCTTCGTCTCTAAAGACGTTGAGGTCAATCACATAACACCTGTTGTACCTATCTCAGGATTTGATTCATGGGATGGTGTGATTAAGAGGTTGTTCTGTGAAGCAGATAATCTTGAAGTGTTATGTAAGCCGTGTCACCTATTAGTAAGTAAACAAGAAAATTTAGAAAGAAAAGATGAACGAACAAAAACAAACTGAAGCTAAAGTGTACAAAGGGTTTGACCTATTTAACGATATTGAGGATGATGCACTCCGTATTCGTAATCGTGCTGTAGTCTTGGCTAACATGGCTGAAGACCACACCAAAGATCGACGTATCAATGCTAAAGGTGCAAGCCTTATTATAGGCTACTTCAATGCCATCCCTGCTCCTGAACGTAACACTGTTCGTGTAGCTTTTGCAGATAACATGAAACAGCGAGGCTTTGCCCTTGTCGCCTAATGAAGCTATTAAATATGACCAAGCTAAACCTCCGATGGCTCTCTTGGATTCTGAATTTCTTGAAGAGGTTGCTAGCGTTCTCGGGTTTGGCGCTGCTAAGTACGCTGCTGATAACTGGCGTAACGGTATTAGTTATCGTAGGCTTATTAGTGCTGCTTATAGGCATCTTGGTGCCATCAACAAGGGAGAAGATATTGATCCTGAATCCAACCTCCCTCATACCGGACATCTTGGATGTTGTATTATGTTCCTTAGTTGGATGGCAAAACATCATCCAGAGTTGGATGACCGATGGAAGCAACAATGAAAATCAGTGATATTAATGTAACCCCTATCAATCCCCATCGTTGGGGAGATGATCTTGATGTTGTAAATGCAGCACGTGTCTCTTTTAGTAAGGAAAGTGTACACGTTGAATTAGACCATTGGACAGGGGTGGCAAGTAAACAGTTGGAAACTAAGGACGTTAAGTTAATCAACTACCTTGCCAAACATAAACACTTCTCTCCTTTCAACCATTCGTTCCTTTCCTTTCGTATCAAGGCTCCACTATTTTGCGCCAGGCAGCTTGTAAAACATCGCTTCATGCCTTGGAATGAGACAAGTCGTAGGTATGTAGATGATGAGCCTGAGTTCTATATTCCTGAACTACGTAAGCGATCTGATAATGTTAAACAAGGGAGCTTAGATGAAATTCTATTCACCGATTACGACCCCATTGATTCAGTTAAGCAATCATTGCAGATGTATAACTGGCTATTGGCTGACGGGGCAGCTCCTGAAGTTGCACGAGCATATCTACCACAGAACATGATGACAGAGTGGATTTGGTCAGGAACACTAGGAGCATTCTTGGATATGCTTGTTCTTCGTCTTGATCCTCACACACAAAAAGAAAGCCGTGATGTGGCACAGTTGATTGCAACACACGTACAACAATACTTCCCAATCTCTTATAAGGCACGTATTACTAATGAGTAAAATACTCGTCATCCCTGACATACAAGCGAAGTATGGAAACGACTTTGCCTACCTAGAGCGTATCGGTAAATATATTTGTGCTAAGCGTCCTGATGTAATTATCTGCCTCGGTGACTTGGCTGATATGGAGAGCTTGAGTTCCTATGACGTAGGTAAGAAGTCCTTTGAAGGAAGGCGCTATCACAAAGACATTGCAGCAGCTATTGATGCTCAAACATATTTGTTTGGTCCCCTATTTAACCTACAAACACAACAACGAATTAATCGTAAACGAGTGTATGATCCCCGTACCATCATTACACTAGGTAATCATGAACATCGTATTGATCGAGCCATTAATAATGATGCTAAGCTAGATGGATTGATTAGTATGGGAGACCTTCGTTATAAGGACTTCTTCCAGGAGGTATATCCCTTCCTTGAAACTGTGGTGATTGATGGTGTTGCATTCTCTCATTATTTCGTTACAGGTACTGCTGGACGGCCTAGTAGCACTGCTAGGGCACAGCTTAATAAGCAACATATGTCTTGTATTGCAGGACATCAACAAGGCCTTCAAATTGCAACAGATAATCGAGCAGATGGTACACGAGTTACCTCCATCATTGCAGGTAGTTGTTATGAACATGATGAGGCTTATATGGGACCTCAAGGGAATAATCATTGGAGGGGGTTCTTGATGCTTCATGAAGTTGATCGAGGAAGCTTTGATCTGATGCCTGTATCTCTTGACTACTTGAAGAAACGATATGAATAAGATGATGCACTTTAACGAATACCAGAACTTCTGTCAAAGCGTACGGCTCCCTACTGCCACCCCTGAGTATTGTTTGCTCAATCTGTCAGGAGAAGTTGGAGAGCTTCACTCCCTCGTTGCCAAGGGTATTCGAGATGGACGTAAGTTTGATTATGATTTGAACATTAAAAAGGAACTAGGTGATGCTCTTTGGAGTATTGCTACTATTGCCTTGGATCATGGATTTACATTGCAAGACATTGCTGATGGAAATGTATCCAAGCTTTCTAAACGTAAACAAGACAACACCCTCACAGGATCAGGAGACAACCGCTGAATGACAAAACAATCACTACGTAGCCAACTGCTTGCCCGACGCACCTACAACCGTCCATTGAATGAATCAGGAACAGTATTTGAAACATGGACACAGACAATTGATCGCGTGATTGGTCATCAGAAGTGGCTGTGGGAACGAGCTAGTAACTATGGTCCTACAGCATACGAAATAGGTGTAGAGCTTGATGAACTTCGTCAGCTAATGCTTGATCGTAAAGTGTTGATGTCTGGACGTACTCTCTGGCTGGGTGGTACAGATGTAGCTAAGCGACGAGAGGCCTCTCAGTTCAATTGTTCCTTTACCAATGCTGAGACAGTGTATGACATTGTTGACATTCTCTGGCTTCTAATGCAAGGCTGTGGTGTAGGATTTAAACCTATTGTAGGACAGCTTACAGGATTCCAGAAGCGTATTGAAGACGTAGAAATCATCCGTTCTACTCGTAAAGATAAGCTTGGTCAGCAAGGTAATTCAGAATCTTACGATGAGACAACCGGGACGTGGACAATCACAGTAGGTGACTCAGCAGAAGCATGGGCTCGTTCCATTGGTAAGCTTGTAGCTCATAAGTTCCCAGCTCGAAAGCTAGTGCTGGATTTCTCTCAAATACGTCCCGCAGGGGAAAGGCTCAAAGGATATGGATGGATTAGTTCTGGGGATGCAAGCTTGGCTAAAGCTTATACAGCTATTGTTAGTTTACTTAATAAGCGTACTGACTCTCTTCTCACTAGGATTGATATCCTTGATTTGGTCAATTGGCTTGGTACTGTACTCTCTTCTCGCCGTAGTGCTGAGATTGCTCTATTCGAGTATGGTGAAGCTGAGTGGGAAGAATTCGCAGTAGCAAAGAATGAATGGTGGAAGGAAAATGTCCAACGTGCCCAAAGCAATAACTCTCTACTCTTTCGATTTAAGCCGCTTAGAAAAGAACTTAGCGATGTCTTTGATCTCATGGTGCGAAGCGGAGGATCAGAGCCCGGATTTATTAACGGACAAGCAGCTACTAAGCGTGCTCCTTGGTTTAAAGGTGTTAATCCCTGTGCCGAAATCCTCTTAGGTAATAAGAGTTTTTGTAATCTAAGTGAGGTGGATGTTGCGAAATTTCATGGAGATAGTGCTGGCCTTCGACGTGCAATCCACCTTGCCGCCCGAGCGAATTACCGACAAACTTGTGTTAACCTTCTGGATGGAGTTTTACAAGAAGCATGGCATCTCAACAACGCCTTCTTGCGACTCTGTGGAGTGGGCCTTACAGGGATCGTTAGACGGCCTGACCTCCAAGCTTACGATTATTCCGAACTGCAACGAACTGCAACGGCAGGAGCTTACGGAATGGCTGACGAGCTTGGGCTACCGCGTCCTAAGAATGTCACCACCATCAAGCCATCTGGCACATTGAGTAAGATTATGGACACCACAGAGGGTGTTCACAAACCGTTAGGGAAGTATGTATTTAACAATGTCAATTTTGGTAAGCATGATCCCCTTATCCCTCTATGTCGTGCTGCTGGTTACAAAGTTGTTGATAACCCTGATGATGGAGAAGCTGTCCTCATTACTTTCCCTGTTAAGTGGGAAGATGTTCCGTTTGATAAATTCGTTCGGGACGGGGTTGAATATGAAGTGAATCTGGAGAGTGCTATTAAGCAGCTAGAGCGTTATAAGATGTTGATGAATAGTTGGTGTCAACAGAATGTATCTGCTACGATTAGTTATTCCCCTGATGAGGTGGAAGGTATTGTAGATTGGTTGATGACGAATTGGGATGATTACGTAGGTGTTTCATTCCTCTTCCGTGCCGATCCTACTAAGACAGCTAAGGACCTTGGTTATCGCTACCTTCCTCAGGAAGTAGTTACTAAGGATGTGTATGATGCATACGCTGCTACGTTACAGCCTATTGTTCTGGATGAAGCTAATGATATTGATGCTGTTCTGGAAGATGATTGTACGAGTGGTGGGTGCCCAATTCGTTGATATGATGATTCTATATTCTAAAGACAACTGTCCAGCTTGTGTAACCCTTAAAGCTGAATTCAAACGTGATGGTGTAATATTCACCGAGATGAAAATTGGTAAAGACATTTCTCTTGAAGAGTTTAAAGAGATGTTTCCTAAAGTAAGGACAGTCCCTCATGTCACTATCTAAACGATAGGCAATAAAAAACCCCCGGTCCAATTAAGGATTCGGGGGTTTTGTCGTTTATAATCTAAAGCGGCTTGGTTTTTGATCTTCGTGCAGAGGGGATTAGGTTTATCCAGAGACAACAACAGTCGCCACTGCTCCAGCAATCGTATGGTTGCCTGCTGAATAAGTCGGTGTGAATGTGCTGTACAGGACTGCGCAGTTATCAGCAACATTACCCACGACGGAGCTTGCGAGCAATGTTCCTGCAATCCCAACACCGTCAATCATGCAGGTGTACTGGCCTTTTGTGTTGTCGTTCCATGATCCATTGAACGTATTACCAACAACCGACAAAGCACGAAGCGATGAGCCAGCACCAACCACCAATTCGATGCACGGGTAAGTGGCGTTCGGCACGTTATCGTTCTGAAAACCAATGTTCCCGTTTACATTGACGTTTCTCACCATTGTGCTGGCCGAAATGTTGATCTTGATGTGTGGGCCGAACGAGGTGTCAAACTGATTTCCTTGAATCTGCACAGACCCCCGAGAAGGAACGCTTGAGTTCCCCCAGCTATAGTCGAGCAAGATGCAAGGGCCAGCGGCGGAGGGACTATCGGAGTCTTTCCAAATGTGGTTGCCGAATATCTCTACGTCTGACGATGCTGTTTTTATACACGCAGCACCCGCAGCCGAACCATAAACAAAGTTGTTGACGAAGCGCGAGTCGCCCAAGATGTTTACGCATACGCCACGCTGTTGATTGATGATTACACAAAACGTTGTCACTGAACTGGCTGATGCCGTTAGCGATGCTGTGGTGCCACGCAAAATAGTACAGCCAAATATGTGATTCCCGCGAGTGGCATTACCCGCTGATGTATCTACGCCAACAGCAGAACTGGCATTGTTCATGCCATCAACGTTCAAGGATCGAAGGTTACTCCCTCTTGTTCCAAAATTAGCCCCCGTGTTTCCAAGCCCGTTGTTTCCCAGCTTAACGAACCCACCAGCATCTGCAATGTAGCCAGTAAGAACTAGCGATGAGTTGTAATATTCAAAATCACGCGCAAAACCAACGCCTGTAGCATTGCCAACACCGAACATCGTGACCCCCGTTGGCACCACGATTTGCCCCGTGCAGGTCGTTATTTCAGACGGTATAAATACGGGAGACTTTAATTGCGCAGCGACCGCAGTTGCCACATTTACAGCAGCAGTGTCATCTGTACCCCACACGAACTGATGGAGCGTCCCCGTTGTAATGCCCGATAAGCTAACGGTCACGGAGTTGGCGCTATTAACTGCTGTAATGAATCCGTAGCGAGAGTAGTTGCCGGTTGCGGTCTTTGGCGCGTGAACGCACGACTTACCAACATCACCAGTTGAGAACACCGCAGACGTGGATGTGATTGTCATCGACCCAGCAGACGCCCCTGTGACCGCAGCATCATAGACCGCCTGACCGTCACATTTCGCGCCGACGCTGCGAATGTCGATTCCACCTGTGGCCGCGAACTGTACGCCACCCGCCATCAATTCAATCCCCCCGGTGAGGGGATTGGTTACGGCGGTGACAGGCTCCCCACCACCCCGTGAGAATTCCGTGTAATTAGTACGAGACTTTTCAGCACTATTGATTTGGGAGGGTTTACTCACAGTGCGAATGCCGTATGCGTTACTCACTCCACCTGGACCTTTAGATTCTAATGCCATTATTTATTACCTTTAGATTTAACGCTTTTCTCACCTTTTTTCTCAAAGAGTTTAAATCCTTTAGATTCTTTCTTCTCGTGAGCTTTAGAGCCTGATTTACCAGACTTACCTTCTTTAACGCCTTGAGCGAATGCTTTACCTTTAGTAGCCATTATTTTTTCTTTCTATTGTCATATTGATTCATTGCACGATTCTTAGAAGCACTCATCACCTGAGTGTTCTCCTTCTTGTTATTACGAGGATTTGAGTCACGATGGTCAATATCTTTCCCATCCCCCTTACTCACCTTCCCAGCTTTGACAGCTTCAGCTCTAGCTCCGTTACGACTAGCTCTATCTAGCTTGCTAGAAGGCTTGGAGTTATACTTCCTTTGTCGAATGGAATCAGCTGTTGCTCCGGGTTTAAAGCTTCCTTTTTTAGGCATTATTTAAATTTATCTCCGTATTTATTTAACACTTCACCAACTGTCTTAGGACTACCATCTGGCTTATAGAACACGTTCTTATTAGCCTTAGCTTGGCGAGGAGTGACATGATCTACAGCGTTGTCCTTATAAGGGGCTTGGATGAGCCTAGGAGCGCTCTTACCAACGAAGTGATACATATAGGCCTCCAACATCGTTGGCTCCCTTCCTAGGTCTGCTTTAGCCTTGGCTACGTTAGCCTCTGTAAAGCCCTTAGCTACCTTAGCACTCTTCTCAGGATTGGTACGGTCTGATAGCGTATAAGGGAGGTCCATCTTATTAACCATCTCCATCCACGTACCACTGGTAAACTGATGAGCCCCTGTAGCTGAGCTAGTAGGGGCTTTAGCCTTTGGATCGTTTCCACTCTCAGTAGCTGCCAGTTTAACTAAGTATTGATTAATATCAAAAGGCTTAGAAGGGTCTTTCACTGGAGGGGTTTTCACTGATTGCTTATCGTTCTCACGACTGATAAACCCCCACTCCATTAGCCAAGGCTTCACCTTGTCTTTGACAGTTTCGACAATCCCCTTTTCAGGGGTTGCTTCCTTTAGCTTATCAGACCAATTAAGCTTCCAAGGGGCATCAGCTGGAGAATCATCTTCAACTGGTTTCTTTACTTCGTCTACCATACTACTGTACCTTTTCCCAATTTGATGGGTCGCTTCCCACTCCGCCTTTAGACTTATACCCGTTAACGATAACGCCAGCACGAGCAGGATATACCTGAGGCAGGTAGGAATATTTATTCTCTTCCCAATATTTCGCATAATCCGTATGACCCTCCATGTGGGCTCCAATACGAATCATTTGATTAATACCTGTCTTCACACGGTTGAGGTCATCAACACTCTCTTTCTGCCATTTCATTTCGTAAGGCTCCATTGCAGGAGCAGCCTTAGCACTGAAAGAAATACCTGCTCCATCAAACCTTACGTCCAATAGGGTAGACACATCCTTCTTACTAACACCTCCACCTCCAGGAAATTTCTCCTGAAGCGCAGCAATACGAGAATTAATACTCTGTTGCACTGAAGGGACAAATCCAACTTGCCAAGCTTCTTTAGCTGTCTGTGCAGCATCTTTGTTTAGCTTACCACTAGCTACGAATTTACCGTACTCCGGGTCAGCAAAGAACTTAGTGATGTTTTGCATATTCTGAGGCTTAATATTTCCTAGCTTCAGCTGATCCCCTGTTTGTTTCAGAATGTTATTTACATTGCTGATAGTTTCCTTTTCAGCCTTATCATTATCCTTAAAGCCTTTAGCATTAAGTTTAGTGATTGACTTACTTAGGAAATCAAGAACAGGACCTTCTTGCTTAGGATCACCAATAACGGTAGGAACGTGCCCCCCTTTACCATCTGTAGCATCTACAGAAGAGGCCTGAGCGAGATATTTGGTAATAGGAGTTGTAGCATTCAAAGCTACAATCGCCTGTCCACCTATCAACTCACTGGCTACAACAACTTTTAGTAAAGCTGGATCATCAGTAACTGCCATAAGCTTCTGTTTCATAATCAGGGCTTTATACGCATCACCATCCACTTCAGCAGCTGTCTTAGGATCAATAGCCTTAGCAGCTACAAGCTTCATTTCATCAAACAAGGAACGATAGGCTCCCGCCATATCTCCATTCAGGCCAGCTGCTGCTTGAATTGCTCCCTCAATCTGAGAGAATTCCTTCGTCAACATCAGCTGAGCATCCTGAGTGGTTACAACGCCACTCTTAACCTTAGCTGCAATATCTCCAATAAATACACCCATCCGATCTACGTTACCCCCTGCAAGCTCGGTGATAACCTTGAGAGAAACCTCTTTACGTTCACGATCTAGGACAGTACGCTCTTCAGCACTCATAGCTCGTCCTTCGGCACCTTGAGCTCGTTGCTCAGCAGCCATCTTCATTTGACGATCCATCACATGCTCTGCTTGAATACTAGCTTCATTCGTCTGAAGAGTTTTCTCTAGTGTAGCAGGGTCCATCCAACTGTACATACTAGCACCTCGTTGTTGAGCACTAGCTACTCGTGCCTTCTGAACTGCTTGAGCAGCCTTAGCACTATCTTCAATCTCCCCTAACTCACTACCTCCACTAAGGGCATTCTTAGCCTTGTGTAGGTCTTCAATATACCCAGCATTACCAGCAGCATACTTTCCAAATAGGGAACGGCTACGAGCAGCAGCAACTGTTGGATTAATATCACCTCGTAAAGAAGCTTGGTTAATAGCCTCTTGTTCTTGAGTGTAGCTAGACACAACATTCACCTTAGCAGCTTCTGCGTCTGCTTTACGGGAATCTCCAAGACCCTTAATAAAGATGTTTCCAACATCTGCCAGTAATGGCATAATGTTAGTATCAATATATTGCTCACGAACAGGAGCAAGAGGAGAGGCCCCAGCCCCTTGCGGGGCGGAGAGCTCGGTGGCTTTAGCGCCAAATTCAGCCATATTTATTCCTTAATTATTTCAGCACGTGCATTACGCATATCGGTAAGGCGGTCTATATACATCTTCTTCTGTTCATCAGAAATTGGTGCATTACGAATCTGATCTACAGTGATTCCATACTGAGGCAAGTCTACACTACGCAACATCATCAGCATCAGTTGGCTATCTTTACCTTGGAGGTCTTTAGCCAATTCTTTCTGGATAACTGCCAATGCTTGTGGACTATCTTTATACGCAGAGAGTATCTGACCTGTAACAGCTCGTTGCTGTGTCAAATCAGTAAGACCACTTGCATAAGCATTTTGGTAGTATTGTTTAACTTCCTTGTAAACCTGCTTCACTTCCTCGTCATATTTCTTACTACCTTCAGCTGTGATAGCTTGTGTAGCGTACAAATCACGAGCATGTGTTGTAGGAAATCCAAACAGTTGCATCACGGCTTCTGCTGTATTCACATCAGGATCAACAACATTACCATACTTATCCAGAGTTTTCTTCAGCTC